GACCAAGCACCTTACTGCCCGTGGGGTGCTGGCCGTGGACAAAACGACTCATTCATGGGGGCCTTCGCCCTCGACCGCGGTGCTGCCCGGCATTTCCGCGCCAAGAGCCGCGGGCTCTTTGGTTGGAACGGAAATTGGACGAGGGAGGTTCACTCCCCCGACGGCCAGGAGCTGAGTGCCCATATGGGCGGCGAGTATTGCCCCGGTGTCGACCGCGATGGCATCCATCACCTGAGCGAGACCCTCCATCCGCTTGGTTTGCGCTTGGAGGAGATTCAGGAGATTTCGCTGCGCCTTCGGGTCGGGCACCGGGTGCCGCTCCACTGCCGATAGCTCCGCTCGAGAATCCTTGATCGCGAGTGCCAGATGTTTGCGAAATGTCTTGCGGTAAGAATCGCTCATTTTCAGTAGTCTTCGTACCCCCCGGGGCGATGCGCGTTCCAAGACGGATTGCGCGCAACTGCGCCTCGAACCAACGATCGGTGAACAGTGAGACTCCAGATGGTGGTGGAGTGTGTCGGGGTGAGAGGAAGAGGAGATAGGCTTCACAATTGAAGTTGTCGTGAACCGGTGACACGACGGCCGTGGCATTGTCAACGATCCACCGATGGACCTGACCGTCAATGAAAGTTTTGACGATGAGGGCGATCGCGTTTTGATCGTTGCGGAAATTCTCGTACACGGTCTGAAGGACCGGGTAACTGTACTCATACTGCGAGCGTACGTTGCCCGTTCCAGGCAGGGCAACGTCGCAAAGAATAACTGCCGGTTCCTCGGTGGCGGGCCAGTCCTTATACGACTCCAGAATTTGTGAGGCCGGCACACCCTCGAAGAGATCACAATCACCTTCAGAGTAGTGCACCGACTCCCAATCAAGGATGTCGAGATATGGATCGTGGTCGCAAGCGAGGTCGTTGTCAGGGCTGAGCGTGCGCATGAGACAGTCACGGCAATTGGTGGCTAAAGCCTTCTCGAAATGACCCGGGGCTGCGCCAAGGTGGTAGAGGTTGTAATCAGTCAGCGATCCAATGTGCGTCTCGAGGATGGTGACCCACAGAGCCAATTTCTGTTCCATCTGATGCGGAATCCTCGGATTCTTGGGTGCTGTGGCTCGTAGAGACACTAGGCGACTAGCAGCCTTCGCAATTCGGCTGCAACCTTCACAGGCAAGATGCTCGTGTGGTTTGTTGGCATCGACCAGGTGTTCATGAGCGTAGCACTCACCGCATGTGCGGCACTGGTGCTGGTGACGTACCCTCGAACCATCGGCGAGCCCCAAGTGGTTGTCTTCCAGGACACCAACCAGGGGGCGGAATCGTACGTCAGTGTGCAATACTGCGTCTACCTTGCTATCGGGCGGCTCTCGTTGGAGTTGTGTCAGAGGAGCCATCAAGTCTTCCTCTGAGATCACAGGCATGGTCGCACGTCGGTGGAGTTCACGTTGTAAAGCCACGAGGGCCTCGACGTCGAAATTCAATTCAGCGGCCATGTGTCCAATTATCCTCTCATCGTCATCTGGCTGCTGCGGCCAAGGGGAGTTTTGGAAAACGCGCTTCCCGTCTTCATCATACGTGAGGGCCCAGTGTGGGATGTCAAGGGCGGTGTCGGCTCTGGCGGCGAAGCCAGTGTAGTACGCAAGGATCATCTGACAGTATTCCCGAACGATCGGGGTGTGGGCATCGGTCGTGAGGTAGCCAACAGCTTTGTTGACCGCCGCTTGACCAAGCATGCACGCACGATCACACGTGGCATGCAGCTTCGGGAGGGCCCGAGATGCCGACGCATACGAGGCAGTTGAATGTTCCAAGTCGTAAAACACCCTCGCAAGGAAGGTGACTGGCTCACCGCGCTCACGTTTCGCGTTCTTCAATTCCAACCCAAGGATCTTCGCAGTGTGTGAAGCATCGTAGTTTCCGCTGATGACGCAGTCATCCCCGAAGAAGAGTCCGAGATCATCCAGTATGCATGGTACTTTGGAATGGCGCATGCAAGCGTAGGCGACAAACATGTTGATGATAGTGTTCCCGTCAGTGGTGAGCGGTGAACCTGAAAGGCGTGAGAACCCAGAACTGTAGGGCTCGTGGAACTGGGTCTTGGCTGGGGCTTTCCACTCAGCTGATATGAGGCTGGATAGTCTCATCTTGTGGCTAGGGGCGGCCCAGCGCAAGTAAACTGCACGCTCAACATGTTTGCGGAGGAACGATGATATTGTTCCATCAAACTTGCTGTAATCCCCTTCATAGACCCAGTCGTTGGCAAGGACAAGGGACTGAAGGCGCTCCGCTATTTCGCATGGCTCGCAACCAGGTACGTACGACTTCACGCGCTTGAGTACGGCCCATTTGAACGGATACGTGTAGGCTGAGAGCTCCAAGGTGTGCGAGGTGTTCACACTCGAGATGTTGCGAGGCGGGCCAGGAGTGGCGCATGCCTCATGCTTAATGAACGCACTGACGGTCACAGTTGGCCTGTCAGGGTAAGCATTCTCAATCTCACGCAAAGTTCTAGCGCGTTGCAATGGACGGGACTGGATTCGATCGACCTCCTCAAGGGTCAGCGGCTCTCCGGTGTGCGCAAGATCCCCAACAAGTTCGTGCGCAAAATCTGCGGCGTACTTCTGCAGCAATGCGCCGGGCTCTTTGTTGTTGGCAACAGCCCGAACGCGGCGGTGGACGGAAAGATTTGCATTCTCCGGGGTTATCCAGGGGTACACCACCTCATCACAGATCACAGGACCATACCTCACGGCGATAGGCTTCAGGTCTTCAAGTTCCTTGGTACCGAGTGGGGTGAAGTGCTCGGCAGCGTCTCCAGGCCGAAACACCGGGAGGGTTGGTATTGATGATCCAGAGTTGAGGAAGGCACACATCAGGGTGGCTCGGAATTGCGACGTTTCTTTCTCTGATTCGTTGTTCATTCTACTCAAGCAAGTGCTCAAGGTGCCAGGATAGATGGTGGCACCAGATTTCCTTTTCGTGCGACAAGCTTCGTATTCAGCATGAGTGAATGTTGCGGACTCATAGGCACCCTCTCGTGCGATGTTAATGCACAGAGTGCCATCTTCAGAAAAGAAATTGATGGCGTTGAAGCGCTCAGCGTGCTCAAGGTTCGGTTGGAAATCCGGGGTGCAGGAGTAACGCATCCGTCTGAGTTCAGGGCCCATCCGTTCAACTTGATCGAGGAAGAAGCTGGGGAGAGTCGCAAACGGCGCAAGGCCGACTATCATGCGTCCCTCACCTCCAGCTCGCTTGGTTTCAACGTAGAAAACAATGACTTCGAGAAACCGCGGGATGAAAATGTTCAACTTGTCAGCGACCAGTCTCGCAAGCTTGTAGAACGGCCAGAAGAAGACCGAGTACTTCCCGAGATAGCGCCCAAGCCAATGGGCGGTGTACATAATGTCGCGATTGTAGTCCCAGACTTGGTGAACATATTCCCCGCCCCCATTCGATGTGAAATGGACCGTGTCGTCCTCAATGTAGTAGGCGTAACTGTCACCGTTGAACCCACACTTCGTCGGTTGAAACGTGTAAGCGAGTATCGGGCGGCCATAGGACAACCAACCGTGCATGTTGGCGTGGAAATCAACGTCAATCATGGTGATGACTGATTCCTCACCGATGGGCTTGGTCCTCATTTCCTGCGAAAGATCCGCCAAGGCATAGTAGCACCGATAACCCGAATCAGCGGGGTCACGGCCGGATGGAGACACAGGGTAGGGATCAAAGCCCATACTCTTCACACACTTGTCGATCGCCCCAGTTGCCGCGTTGCGAAACTCAGCTGACACCTTGTGGGGGTGTGCATCCCGGAGAGGTTGCTTCGGAAATTCTTGAACGCCATATTGAATGGCCGCACGTAGACCGTTGTTGAGAGGAACTCGGCAATAAGCCATGAGCTTCGAGCGGATAAGGTCATGAAGTTCAGGGTTGTACATCAAGACCTTCACAAATCGCATCAATTTGGGTGCAAACCGCCATGTGGCGACACCAACCGCTACAATGGTAGTTGCAAACCGCACGGGGCGTCTGAAAACAAACGCAGTCTTTCGGAAAACCTCAGCAACAGCGATGATAACCTCAGAATACTCTCTCGGAATGTACTCAAGCAAAGAGCGCACAACCATCAAAAAGAAATTTGCAATCCCCGCAGTGGCTGCATTCACAGAAGCATGTACAGCCATTCCAAGCAGGAAAAGCTTTCCGACCATGTTGCGCAGAAGATTTGGTAGCAGATTCTTCACGGCCACAAGAATTGTGGCAGGTTTGACTCTGAGAGTCGAGAGCAATTGGGCAATGTTTTGTCCAAGTTCAAATGCCATGAGGCCGGCCGTCCGTCTTACCCGGCTGTGCCAGAGCTTGCAGAGTAGCCGTTGCACGCGGCTCCAGACACCGTAGAGCTGGGGTGGCACGCGTGCGAGCCAATTGGATATTTCATCACAAAAAGCTGGAAAACTTCCCATGGCAATCATCAGTCAACAGGAGCTTTGCTACACTAGAAAACTGAAGAGAGAACTGTGT